GTAAACCGTCCATGCTTCTTTGCTGGCTTCCTTGACGGCTTCTTCGGTGCCCCATGTCTGTTTGCAGCCCCGGCAGTGCTTGCCTCTCGTCTCGTTGTGCAGGCAGTGCCCGAATATCTTCGCCACTTCCATGACCCTGCTATCGGGGCAGAAGTCGCGGAATGCTCCGCAGTGATGGCAGTACTTCATCCTTTGCGGCTTGATATATTCTGTGGCACAGTTGCAGTCCCAGTATTCTACCGTGGTCGTGCAGTTGTCGAAGGTCATGCGCCTACTCGCTTTCCGCAGATGGTGCAGAAGTCTGCCACACCAAGGCGATGATTGTTTCCGGGTGGGGGCAGGGCTTGAGAAATTCCTGCCAGATGTAATCTGGTTCTAGTATGAAGGCTATGCTCGTGTCGGTGAAGTACCGTTCGTCTTGGTTGTCATGTGACAAACGCCCCATTAGCATGCGCAGGTTATGGCTCTCCCCATGTGCCCGCTCTCCAGCACTGGTAGCATAGTTTGTCATTGTTGCCCAGCGAGTATGGCGGGGCGTCGTTGGTCCAGTCGTCGCACATAGGGCACTGGGCCAACCCATCGTTGGCGCTTCGTTCGGCCACTTCCTTCTGTCCTTGGGTCTCTGCGTCTTCCACTGTGCGGAACGGTCCCACTGAAAATACCGCGGTTTCGGCTTCGTCACGGCGTCTGATGATTTTGCTGATTTCGTAGCTGTAGCCGAGCAGGTCGCCGAGAAGCTGTGTCCATGCTGGCGAGGTCGTGACAATGGTCACCGTCATGCTGTGCGCTCTGGTGTTGTAGATATGATGTATTGGTTTGTCTTCTGTGATTACCGACGATCTAATTATTGACGCATCGTTGCAGGCGGGCAGGTCGCAAATGGTTATCGCTCTGCACTCTTCAACAATCTCTGCCGATGTTCGCAAATTCGCCTTGAAGGTTACGCGGTAGGTGAAGTGCGTCTCGCCGTCGTCTTCGTTATTGAAAATTGTGTCTAGCTCAATAATTCTTGCGTCATTCGCTGAATACATCGCTTCCGCTCCTTGTGTCTTGTGACAACTATCGGCTGTGCTTAATCGCTGTTGCAATCGCTCCCAGTGCCACAAGAAGTGCTATGGTCTGGGCTAGGCTCAGTGCGTCTTGTATGGTCATTGGCCTAGCTCCATCGGGTCAAGTGGACAAATACGCCTTCTTTGTAGATGCCCACCCTTGTTATCATGTTCGGCGGGGGATCATTGGCGAGGTCTTCCAGCCGTTTCAGGGTGGCGTCTGTGGGGCTGTAGCGCCGGCCGCAATGCGCTACACCGAAGCCCGCCCAGCACACTGTAACCTGCGGGCTCAAGCCGTTTACTGTGTCAATCATAAGCGATTTGTAGGCCATCAGTTTCCCCGTACCATAATGGCGTTTTGTGTCTGGCGGTCGGTCCGTAGGTGCAGCCAGCCGCGTCGGAGAAGGCTGTAGTATGCGCTTGAGTAAACTTGTACATTTTTGCAGGTCATCGTATTGGCTCCTGTTCTGGTCCTGTGTCGGTCTGCTCAGGGCACCGGGCAGGGCTTGCGGGCTCCTGCTCGGTTCTCTGTGCTATGCTTGCCGGGGCCTAGTGTAGTTCTATCTCGAATGATTGCCAGTTCTTGATCGCGTAATAGTCGCTGGCCTTGTGGCTGTCGGTCGTTCCGTTGCAAAGAACCGAGAACGTCGCTTTGTCACCGGGGTGTTTGATCTTACACACGTTGATTTCCGGGTCGCTCAGTGCAAGTTCATCGTGCTTACTGCCGAGGCTGAACACTGCCTGTAAATTGGGAAGGTTGGCATTCTTGAATAATCGCCATGCTTTGTAATTCTTGGTGTAGACGAAATGCGAGACGGTCGGCGTCAGCTTGGCTGTAGCAATGATTGCCCGCGCATATTTGAGATTGAATACGTCCCCGGATGAATGCCAGCGGAGTATAGCGGTTTTGTTGCGGACGAGCTCCGCGGCCATGTTCGTGGGCAACTCGCCTTTATTGAGCAGGCCTTTGACGGCTTCTAGATTGCGCTGTCGCATGGCGATAACTGCCGGGTATCGTTCTGAGCGGGTCGCATAGCAGATTTCTCGGCACGTCCCGGCTTGGGGGCAAGTCTTACCAGCGGGTAGATCGAAGGCGTGCGTGCGCTTGCCTGTGTCGCGTTGGGTCGCCTGTAGCTTGCTATTGTTTTTACTGAGCGTGATCAGGTGCTGTGCCATGCCGATATTCTCCTGTTGTATGGCGGGCTAGTTGCTGTCGAGTTCGTACGTGCTACCGAGCCACGAGCATGATATGACGAGCTTGGTGTACACAACCGAGATGCCCAGTTCGCCGGGAAACTCGATTGTGAGCTCGTGGCTCGTGTCGTCATCCAGCCATGCCGTCTCACTGTGGTGATCCTGCCGAAGGGAAAAATACTCTCTTTCGCTTACAAACTCGCTTTCGGTCATCGTTCCTGTGCTGAATTCGTGCCCGTGCTGTCTGATGCTCTTGTGCAGTTTGCGCTGTAACATGATTTTGCCTCCGGTGTCAGCGGCGACCGGGGTGTCGGGCTGACTACTAACATGATCGCCGGGTTTTGGAAAATGTCAAGCGTTTTGCCGAATTTTATGACATTTCGTCGAGTAATTGGGGGTTGGGATTTGACAAATGTCACATCGTACGGGTGTTCTAAAATCGTGTGTCACAGGACAAAACCGACGACCTGGCTGTGCCTGTTGTGGTAGTAGGTAAGAGCTTGAGCCGAGCGGGTCCGCATCTGGTCCGCTTCGGACAGCTTCGGACAGTTTGGGCAGTGCGGGACGGGGTCAGTGTCCGGTCGGGGCAACTCGTCCTAGCGTGTCTGTATCAGTCCGCACCATGCTGCACTGGTCCGAACCGGGCCTGTGCGGTGTTCTGGACCGCCACGGGGGCGGTTCGTCCGCAACGGACTGGGCCGCGGCTGTTTGCGGTCCGGGCTGTTGCGTTATTCAGGCTGTGCTTGTGGCTGTGCCGTACCATGTGCGGGCGCCAGTGCGTGCAGTACTGGTACAGTGTGTGCAGTGGCGGTACAGGTCCGCACCTGTTCGGGAGCGGGCTGGACTGGGACGGGTGGGTAGGTGGCACCACGTTGTCTTTGTTCTTGTGGTGCTGGGGGGGGTTGGGTCTGCGGTAGGATCGACGTCGAATTTGCCATTGGCCCCCTTTTTGTGTGCACAAGTGTGGTATACTGGTATATGCGGAGGAGTAAATGGCAACCAAAGGGTATAGCCGTAAGAGGCACGAAATGATGAACGCGCAGCTAGGACAGAACAGGGTCACGGCACGTCGCAGGTTGATGCGGCGACTTCTGTACGACCAAGCGCAGAGACTGGAGCTGGACCTGTGCTTCCAGTGCGGAGAGCGGATCGACACGCTCGAAGAGTTCAGTATCGAACACAAGGTACCGTGGCTGCACAGTGACGATCCTGCTGGCCTGTACTTTGACCTGGACAACATCGCGTACAGTCACATGGAGTGCAATTCGGCAGCTGCGAGGGGAAGGGCTAAGTCTCCGTGCGGTACGCATGCGAAGTACAGGAGGGGATGCAGGTGCGAGCCTTGTGTACTGGCGCGTGAGTTGAAGGTGTATGGGCCTGCAGGTAAGCCCCCGTTCAAGAAGGACACACACGGAACAGCGGCTTGTTACCACAACGGCTGCAGGTGTGACGAGTGCAAGGTGGCGCGAACTGAGGCGTATCGTCTCGGGAGGTACGGGACAACGGAGCCGCGGCCCAAAAAGAAGTATACACACGGAACACTCCAGTGCTACTCCAAAACGGGCTGCCGGTGCGACAAGTGTAAACTTGCTCGTGCTGACAAGTACCACATGCGCAAGTACGGTCGTCCTGCGCCTCGCTTCGCCGCTTGACCCGATCCGCTGTCCCGTGGTACGATACGGTTCGGAGGTGACTGATGCGATTCCGTATCAAACGAGCCAGCAACCATAACGTACGTCCAGTCTCGATTGCCACAGAGGGTCCGCCAGACGAATGGGGCGACACTGCGTATTACGTCGAGGTCGAGACGCTGGAGCAGTTGCTGTGTCTGGACAAGCGGAGTGGCATGCTTTCATGGGATTTAGTTGTTGACCGGGACGATATGTCGATTGTGATCTGCGATGACTACGTGGAGTGACTTATGACCTGTAACTGCCACAACCCGACCCGGGACTGCGCCAGGTGCGGAAGCGGCGTACTGACCGAGAAGGTGGTAAACGATGCGCTACAGGAGATGTGCGAGGACGTAAAAGTGCATGAGTGCATGGAGCATCACGAGCACGACTGGGGTCTACTGTCCGGTGGTGGCGCGGTCTGCGTTGCTCGATTTGCTTGCACGAGAGAATTGACCAAGGAAGAAGTCAGACAAAGAGTCAGACAAAGAGTCAACGGCGTTTTTGCGAGGGTCAAGTAATGCCCTTCTACGAGTTCGAATGTGACAAGTGCGGATACTGCGACACGTTCCGCGTCAGCATCGGGGACCGGGACGGATTCTTGTCCGGCTGCAAGAGCTGTGACGGTGTCATGCGCCGGCGGCTGAACGCACCGGACTTTCGGATGCAGGGAGCGACCAGACCGGGTAAGGGCTGGCGCAGAAAGGCAAAAGGCAAATGACAGGACCGTGGTGGCCGTTCGTGTTGGGATTGGCATTGTATTCTATCGTCCTGTTCGTTTTTCTTACATTGGTGATTCGTGATTTCTAAAAGGGAGTTCTCACTACTGAAGGTCATCAAGCACCTCGTGATCCACGGATACAGCCACAAGTGTATCTGCTACAAGTGCGAGGCGATCCGGCACTACAGGGTCGAACAGGATCTTGTTGCGGAACTGGGGCTATGCTATGCAAAAGGGATATTGGAAGAAAATCTAAGACTATTTCGAGAGTGAGGAATTTATCGTTGATCGATCCCAAGACTGTTGAGGGTTTCTGAATGGAGCTGCGGTACGGTGAACTTTTCAGCGGCCCCGGAGGCCTTGCATACGGAGCGATGGAAGCGTCTGCTAAGAATAATGGGGAGGTCTACACAATTCGGCATCAGTGGGCCACCGATAATGACCACGATGCATGTGAGACATATATTCTTAACATCTGCGATGGTGTGAAAGACACAGTTTACGAATCCGATATTCGTGAGCTTGAATTAACCAGCCTTGCACCGATTGATATTCTCGCGTTCGGTTTCCCATGCAACGATTATAGCGTTGTTGGTGAGCGGAAAGGCTTCGAGGGTGAGTTTGGCCCGCTATATACGTATGGGGTGAAAGCTTTGGAGGCGCACAATCCAATTTGCTTTGTGGCTGAGAACGTGAGCGGCCTTACCAGTGCAAATGAGGGAGAGGCCTTCGGAAAAATCCTGTATGAACTGCAGAACGCTGGCATGGGATATGGTATTCACCAGCAGCTGTACCGTTTCGAGCAATATGGAATACCTCAAAAAAGACACCGGATCATCATAGTTGGTTTCAGAAATGATCTGGAAATCCAATTTACGCCCCCGATCCCTACAACTCCACATGTAAAAGATTGGATTTCCGCATATGATGCACTTCAAGGACATCCTATCCCAGAGAGCGCTCCAAATCAGGAGCCCACGAATCACGCATCGCGGGTCGTCGAGCGGCTGAACCATATCAAGCCTGGTGATAATGCTTGGAGCGAAAGTATTCCAGATCATCTCCGTTTGAATGTTAAACGGGCCAAGCTGAGCATGATCTACCGACGGCTCCACCCAAACAAGCCGGCGTACACGGTTACCGGAAGTGGCGGCGGCGGTACCCACATTTACCATTGGAGCGAACCGAGAGCTCTGACAAATCGCGAGCGTGCTCGACTGCAGACATTTCCTGATGATTTTGAATTTGTGGGCAAGAAGCAAAGCGTTCGCAGGCAGATTGGTATGGCCGTGCCCCCATTAGCCGGCAGGCAGATCATTGCGGCTGTTCTGCAGACGATTGCGAACAACTCTGAAAAAATTCCGGATCTAAAAATGGTTCAGCGCTAAGTGAGGGGAGATTTATTTTGAGGAAAAAGTGAAGCGCTTTGCATACCGGATTCATGGGAATGCGCCATCAAACGAGAAATGGATCATGTTGAGAGATTGCTTATGTCCGTTTTTGATGGCCGCAATCATGCTGCCGAAATTGTTATTGAATGGGAAGGTCGAAGACTTTTCAGTCTGGGGCTCAAACTAGGATTAAGGTAAAGGAATCTTGGAATGATGGATTTGGAAATCGTTTGATTATGATTGCCCGCTATTGCCTTGACTAGTAATATTATCGGCATCACGATGATTTGCGGAATTGATTCAGGATTAGGGATGTGGGCAGAATGGTCACCAAGATATTTTCGTTCTTCAGTGGAATTGGTTTCTTAGACTTGGGCTTTGAGGATGAAGGGTTCGAGGTAGTTCTTGTTAATGAATTATCTGAGAAATTCATGGACGGTTACCAACACTCAAGAAAAGTCCTGGGTATGAAGAAGCCTTCTTATGGGTATCACCTGGGAGGAATTCAAGATATTTCCAACGAGATGGATTTGAGTTCGATTGTCAAGAGTGAGGTTCAAGAAGGGAATATTGTCGGGTTTATTGCAGGACCTCCGTGTCCAGATTTTTCTGTAGGTGGAAAAAATCGAGGACGTGAGGGAGAAAAAGGCATCCTCTCACTGGCTTACTTCGATTTAATAATCAAGTACTCTCCCGATTTCTTTTTATTCGAAAATGTAAAGGGACTATGGAGAACAAAGAGGCATAGGAGGTTCTATGAGGAACTGAAGGAGCGGGCGAATCACCACGGTTATCATCTCACAGAGAAGTTAGCTAATGCGCTCGAATATGGTGTTCCTCAGGATAGGGACAGAATCATTCTCTTTGGATTTAAGAAAACGCTGTTGGATTCACTTGGATATGATTCGAGCCTGGCAAATGAAAACCGGATAGATTTTCCGTGGGACAAAATTATAAAATACTCTATGAGTGAGGTCGCCTGGTGTTCTTGGCCGGACGTTGATGACTTTAAGGAAGGGGCTCAACTTCCAAAGCCAACAGGGATAATTGAAGACCTGACTGTAGACTATTGGTTTCGCAAGAACGCTGTTCATAAACATCCCAACTCAATTCACGGTTTCAAACCTCGAGCAGGCCTTGCGAAATTTAAGATAATTCCCGAAGGTGACGATTCCAAGAAATCGTACAAGCGTCTTCATCGATGGCGCTATTCGCCTACAGCTGCATATGGTAACAATGAAGTTCATCTGCATCCATATAAAGCTCGACGAATCACAGTCTCTGAGGCACTTGCTATTCAGTCAATGCCAAAGGACTTTGAACTACCCGGAACCATGTCTCTAACTGCTATGTTCAAAGGAGTTGGGAATGGTGTACCTTACCTTATGGCAAGAGGTTTGGCTGAGTCATTGAAAGCCTTCCTGGAGAGTGAATCATGAGACTTGCTGTGGCTGATTTGGTTCGTGCGATTAATGATTTGGATTCCCATCGACAATATCGATACGTTAATGCAAGGTCCACAACAATCATTGAGATTGAATCTGTTCGGCTCCCCGAGGGGCCAATATTGCTGGACACAAAATCATCGTCCGGCAGAAAGAAAACGAGGTTCTTGCACATGGAGAAGCGTAACAAAGAAATGTCCCGTGTCGTCGTCCGGTTCCCGCACTGTCTCTGGCGCGGTCACAATACGTGACCAGTCTCCGCCTGACCCGAACCCTGTGCGGGCACTGCGACCATGTTACAATGCTCTGGTCCGATCGGGCACTGTCCAGTCGCAAGTGGCTGTGCAAGTGCGGGACCGAGAACGTGGCGGATCTTGAAACGGGCATGTCCCGAGAACTGACGTGGCGGGGGCGGACGATTGAAACGAGCCCGACGCTGGTCCGGCACCTGCGCAGAAACGTAGCGATCTGGTTGCGGAAACTGGCGAAGCGGATCGATGTGGGATTTGGAGGAGCTGCCGATGAATGAGCGAAGGCACAGAGCGGCGCTTGCGGAGGGGTTCGCAGCATCAGTTCCTCTTGTGGCGCAACTCGAAAAGCTCGTGATGAAGCACTGTACGTGCGAACCGTGCGCTTCGGCGCGGGACGGTATCGAGAAGTTCCAGGCAGCGCAAAAGAAGATCACGGAGAGTATGAAATGACAGCGAGAGCTATGCGACCGAGAAACGGCGAGAACCTGGTGGGCTTTGTTCTGGCTGTTGTCATTGTCATCCTCGGGTTTTTGTGGATAGCGGTGATATCGACATGAAGCCACTATGCACGTCTGATGCGGACGCTCCGCAACCGGTCGACATCCCAGAGAGCGGCTTGATGGGAGCTATTGCCGACATTGTGGACAGTTACGAGAAGAAGATCCGGCTACGCCGATGGAGCACATACGAGTTCATTCAAAGACTCAGAAAGGGAACGTAATATTTGGGAAGAAGAGAATCGAGGAGCTTGACAAGAAGATCATCGGCGTCCGCGCCGCATCAAAGGCGGCCCGGGGCCGGCTGTACTTGCACCTGTAACAACAGATCAACGATTGGGTTGGCGAGGTAGATGTACCAATTGATGCCAAGACTGACGTTGATTTGAAAGGGCGAGTATTTCAAGGTGTTTTGACGCCAGCTATTCGTTCAGGGATGGGGCAATATTTTACTCCCAACGTGGTCATCAATTTCATGGTGGCGATTGCCAACCCAACAAGCAGCGATTTAGTGCTTGACCCATTTTGTGGTTCTGGACATTTCCTAACTCATTGCCTTAACCATGTTCGACGTTTGAACCCGGAATTAAATCAAAACCAGATTAATAAATACTCATTAGGGAAACTGCACGGAATTGAAAAGAGTGACCGGATGGTGAGAATTGCAATGACCTCAATGCGTCTGAACGAAGATGGTCATTGCAACATTCGGAACGTGGATGCGCTCTTAAACTTTGACAATTACAATGACCTTCAACCCGGAACCTTTGATGTGGTGCTGACGAATCCTCCATTTGGCTCAATCCTTCGGGCTGACGCAATTGCTGAACTGGGCGAATTTGAACTCTCCAAAAATCGTAAAAGTGTTCCAATTGAAGTGCTCGGTCTCGAGAGAGCAATTCAATTTCTTCGGCCTGGGGGGCGAATGGGAATAGTCCTCCCTGAAAGCATCCTCGCGACACAAAAATTTCAGTATGTGAGGAAATGGCTAGCCAGAGTTGTTTCTGTGCGTGGAATTGTCAGCCTCCCAGTGGAAGCATTTTCACCGTTTGGAGCAAATATTCGTACAAGCATATTGTTCTGCAGAAAGCTCAAAAGTGGAGAGGTCCTCCCAAATGATTACCTCGTTTTCATGGGGAGTGTTGACAATGTTGGGTATGACGCGACAGGGAGAAACAAGGATGGATTAGATATTTGGGAACTGGCCAGTGAATTTCACGCTTTCATCAGGGAGGAAGGTTGGTAGTTATGAAAACGGGAAGAGCACGATTTAATGATTTGCTGGAGAATTCACGGTGGAATCCCGCTTACTACCTTGACTATGATGTGAGAATCTCAAAAAGTGAGTTTCCCATGATGCGCGTGGGAGAACTAATCACTGAGCAGACAAAAGCAATAGAACCTAAATTGCAGCCCAGAAAGATTTTCAATTACCTTGGATTAGAAAATGTAGAATCAAATACTGGCGACCTTGTGAAATTTCATTCAAGGAATGGTATTGAAGTAAAATCGCGGTCAAAGATATTTTCTCAATTTGATGTGCTTTATGGGCGACTACGCCCAAACTTAAATAAAGTGTATATCGCGGCTGGCCAAGGAGTAGATGAAGGTATTTGTTCTACGGAGTTTTACGTATTGCGGCCCAAATCTGAGCATGTCCGGCCTTATCTTTTTAGAAGTGTGCTAGCCTCATGCTTCGTGAGTTCCGTTGTAGGGAGATTTCAAACGGGTACTGCTTTGCCAAGACTGCAAAAGGATGACCTCTTTAGCATACAAGTGCCAGTCCCTCCGCTAGACTATCAATTGGAGTTAGAGGAGTTTATTATTCAAGCAGATATTGAAAGGAGAGAATTAAAGCAAAGATTATTGGAAATGCCGTTCGAAAACATGTCCAAGATTGAGGCATCCTTGAAAGCCTCGAAGTCAATTTGGTAGCTCTTATTTATGTAATTTTCTCTATGCAAAATCTCGCAATATGTCCTGATAGTGGTCAGACGAAGCACGAATCTCGGATATTAATTTTGTCTTCGATTTTCCTTCTGTGGAGATTTCAAGTAGGTTCGCAATTTCCCGCCACTCGACCTATACGCAGCGGTGGTCCAATGGGACGATTCCGGCCTCCAAATCCGCGAGATGCACGTTCGAATCGTGCTCGCTGCGCCTTTGGCGTAGACCCGTACGAAGCCCCCTAACTGGGGCTTTTTGCGTATGTAGTACAATACAAGCATGGCAAAACTGTATCTTGACAAAAAGGGACTGGACAAGGTCCGCGATCTTGTCGCGTCTGATACACCGAACGGTTTCGAAGCGTTCTACATCCTTGTCCATAACCGACCGCTGCCGAAGCATGCTCGTGGCTGGATCGACCAGATCTACGATGACCACTCCAAGGGACGCGGTACAGTGATCTACGCTTTCCGGGGAAGCACCAAGACCACTACGATTACCAACACGTTCGGAGCCTACCGTCTCGCAATCGACTCGCACAAGTCTCAGTTGCTGATCCAGGTCGGTGACGGCATCGCACAGGACAACAGCTCACAGATTGCGGATTTCGTTGAACATAACACCGGCTTCTCTTTTGCCTTCCCTGACATTCACGAAGATAAAGATGTACGCTGGGGTGCGGGCGGATACGAGGTCGTGGATCTGTCCATGGATTACAAGCAGTTCCGGCGCAAGAAGACGTCCAAGGACGCTTCGTTCGTTGGGCTCGGGTACACGTCCGGACAGATCATCGGGAAACACCCCGACGGATCACTTTTTGCAGACGACATCAACAACGAGAAGAACACGGCGTCTGAAAAAGAGAGCGCCATGGTGAACAAGATTGTTACCGGGACGCTGTTCCCTGTAATCACCCCGACGACGTGGGTGGTGTTCATCGGTACTCCGTGGACCTACAACGATGTTTTGTCATACGTCGCAGCGACTGGGGAGTTCGGCGTGATGAAGACGCCGGTCTATGTGGACGCCGAAGAAGGCGACGCCGGCGCAGTTTACTACGAAGAAATGGGCCAATGGGTCACTTTGACTTGGCCTGAAGTGTTTGACCTTGAAGAGATCGAGAAGGCGCGGAAGCGATCCGGAACACTGGAGTTCGCCCGGATGTTCCTGCTAAACCTCGACGCAGCAAAGGGCATCAACCTGAAGCCGGAGTGGTTGCACGAATACCCGGTTGAAGACATTAAAAACGACTGGCCCGTGTATGTGGGCATCGACTTCGCCTCAACAAGAGACAAGTTGAAGGACAAGAAGCGCGATTACTTCGCTATGGCGTGGGTCCGGGTCATCCCGGGCGGCGGAGTTATTGTCCAAGACGGCTATATGGAGAAGATGTCCCAGGGAGAGGCAGAGCAGAAGTCCAAGGCCATCTGCGAATCGTTCTTGACTCTGCAGGGCGTTGCGATCGAAACCGCCGGCAAGGGAGAGCTTTTCCACAACGCCATGCTGTTGAATACGGTACTGCCTGTAGTTGGCGACACCGGACAAAACAAGAGCAAGGGCCAGAAGTTCGAGATCGAGATGGCCCCGCACTTCGAGTTCGGACGTGTCTGGATCAGCAACGCGGACACACCGTTCCTGAAAGCGTTCCGTGCCCAGTGGCTTCTGTGGCCGAACGCACCGCACGACGATGCACTCGATGCTGTATACTATGCACTGAGATTGGCGGCGCCTCACCTGTGGGTTCCTGTTGACAGGCAGAAGGCGCTTGTACGCAAGAAGAAGAAGACAAATCCGTGGACAGCACTCGCAGGGGTAAGAGGATAATATGCCGAATCCGAGAACACAGATTGGCTGGTACGTTGAGCAAGCCAAGGATCTGAACGATCGAGACGCTCCGCTTCGGGTTATGCAGATGGGCGTCGAGCGCATCGTAAACCTGGAGTTCAACCTTCCAGAGGAACTGGACGCCCTGCCATACGTTCGTGCGATCCGGCAGACTGCGCCGTACGATGCCTTTAGCGGCGCCAAGCGGACGCTGTCGAAACTGGACGAGGATTTGAGTATCCATCCGTCGACAGTGCTCAAGATGCTTCCGACCGGTGCGTCGCCAACCAGCGACGAGGCCAAGACAGAGGCGAATAAGTGGGAGCAGGCACTGAAGTGGCAAATGGACGGAGCTGCACGGCGTCGTTCCACGTTCCGGGCCGATGTGATCCGCAGCGCCTTGATTTATGATGAGATTGTAGCGAACGTCATTCACCTTCCGTCCCAAATCAAGTCCATTGAAGCATTCGGTGGAAACACAACGCGACAGAAGCGGGCGCTGTCCTACGGGCAGTTCTCTGTTTCGCTCAAGAACCCGATGGGCGTCCACATGCGATGGTCGGATTACATGCTTGAGTCCGTGCTGTCTGTGAGCGTCGTAACGGCGGCGGAAGCTGTGAACTTCTGGGGCAGCGGGCTCCACAAGTTGCAGATGGCTCTAGCCAAGGACAAGGTGAAGGCAGACGACAAGTTCGTGATGCGCGATTGGATTGACTACGATTATCGAGCAGTATGGCTGTCGGAGGGGGAGAATGCATCCGAAGGTAACGTTGCTTTCAAGGTGCAGTTGAAAAAGAAGGGCCGTCCAGGCCCGGCTGAGAACGCATACGGGTTCATTCCGTGGGCTGTAGCAACTGGCGGAACGGAACTTGCGTCCGATAACCAGTTCTCTCGACAGCCGCTCTTGTGGCCTGTGTGGAAGTCAGAGCTGTGGCTGAACGCAAACATCGCCGGCAGCGTAATGTTCTCCGAGTCGCTAACAAAAGGATCGCAGCCTGGCCTAAAGATCACTGGCCCGAACCCGGACTCAGTTACTGTTGAGTACGGGGAGTCTGCGGTTCCGGAGATCCACGTTCCCGCCGGGCACGCTGCAGAGAAACTGGCAAAGGACCTGCTTGACCCTGCGCTTCGAGAGTCTGTCGATCGCTTCGTGGCTGACATCGAGAAAGCTACGGTCGCTCGCGTTCTAATCAGCGGCGAGACTGCGCCAGGTGAGAGCTTTGCCGGGTTCAATCTTCGCGTCCGGACAGCCGTGGGACAACTTCTGCCTTATAAACAGGTGGGGGAGCGGTTCTACGAGTCCGCTTACTCAGCTATGCTTATGTGGGCGCACAGATCTGGGATCAAGATTCATGGGTTCAGTTCCCGCGACAAAGATATCGAGCTATTCTCGATCGACTCAGAAGCTATTGATCCGTCCGCTCTGAACTTGGCAATCACGCTGGTTGCGGACGTTCCTACCGACCGGCAACAAAAGGTCGCCACGGCAATCCAGCTTGCATCCGGTATCCCGGGCTTCCCAATCCGAGCCATCCTTGAAGAACTTGGCGTGACAGACGCCGAGGGCTACATGGAAGAGTGGACGAAGGAACAGTTCCAACTCACAATGGTCGAGGCTCGTAAGCAGAAGATGATGGCTGTCGAAAGTGAGCAACTGCAACAACTTGCACAGCAATTGGCTATGCAGATGATTCAGGAGCAGAACGAACAAGCCGCGGCAGAAGGCAGTGCCGCTGCTGGTCCGGGCGGACCAGGTCCGGGCGGACCAGGTCCAGGCGCAGAAGGACCGCCACTGTTCGACCCGAATCAGGGCAATCTACCGCCAGCGACAAATGATCCAGCCGGCACGACGCGTGAAGCTGTCACAGGACAAACGCGTGGCGGGGCTCAAGTAGGAGGGTCACTATAATGACGATTGGCGGGTTTTCACAACGCAAGCTCGACCTCTTGGAGCTTGAGGCAACGGAAGAAATAGATCGTATCGAGCAGGAGTTTCTGGCAGATTTCTACGGTGATCGGCTAGAGCAGGAGACGGAAGATGGCAGTAAAGCAGTTCACAGCAGCGCCGAGAGTACCGGGCCCGCCACCGCCGCCGCCCCCGGACGACCAGTGGCAGACCTTGGCGGACAGGCTGTTCCAGTCCAGAACGGCGCTGACGTTCGACAGTCTGAAGCTGGCGACCAAATCGCCTAGTATAACAAAGACTCCGTTCGCTACGCCCGTATCACAACCGCGGGTGTCTGTCGCTGACGCATTGGCAAACCCATTGTTTGGAAGCCCTGTGCTGTCAGGTGGTTTCTTTCGTGCTCCAGAACCCGTATCGTCGCTAGATCAAGCGTTTCTTTCTGGGACTACCCCTTCGCCACCACAAGACGTTCTAGTGTCGAGGTACTCTGCGCCCACCGCGACACAGGCTCGTTCGGCTCCGCACCCAAAGACGATCACAAAGCCTCCTGTTGCTCGAGGATTTGACGATGCCTACAAGAACGCAGCCTGGCAACGGGACATTCTTGCACACGGCATCCGACCGGGCGTAATTCTTGCATCCACACTAAGTCACCCCTTGTGGGCAGATGTTGATGCCCAGGCACTCGTCGAGCGGGGCTGGTACCGGATCGACCCTGTCACTGGAAACTTGCACAGAGTCCCGTTTACGAAACCAACAGACGACAGCAGCGGCGGCGGTAGTCGTCGGCGCAAGGCATCAGCGCAAAGTTTCGGAACGTCCTTTGGTACTGGCGATCAGTCAACCAATCGGGTAACGGCATGGCGGTTTTAGATGACATTTCCTAAAGCCCCGATCATACCAACCGACCCACCAGGTGCACCAAATACAAAGCAATTCCCGGGCGGATTTCAGCTTATTGAGGAGCAACTCGAAGGACAGGTACCCGATCTAGCAGCCGGCGTTGCCACAAAACAGGGCGGCGTAGGAACTGCAGGGCGCGGTGCCGCCCCAGGCGTAATTGGAGCAAGCGGACATAAGCCGGGACTGAATCCAGTGGCAGATCCCTTAAACTGGGAGCAGCTAACGACGACAGAGCGGTGGCTGTACACCACGGGGATCCCGAAGCTACAAGGCAGCAATGCGATGGACTTTATGACTTGGATGGGTGAAAGCTGGCCGGGGCGCTTGCTTGCCAAGCTCGATGTTCTTGCAGAGGGACTAGAGCGCACAACTGGACTTGTTGCGCAGTGGAACGCCGCACGGCGAGACGGAACGCTTGATGAGTTCAAGGAGACCTCCGGTTATGCGTGGGAGGCCGGTACGCTTGCATGGGACTTCGCGAAGATTCCAGGAGTACATTCGGTAACTCTTGGGCAGATTGTTTTTGATGACAACACAATTGGCCTGCCGGGGACGGCGGGGCTTGCCGAGGCCCGAAAGAGACTGGCAAACGGCGAACCTATCGAGGAAATCCAAGCATCAATGCTTGAGGGACTGGGCGCTCTTGGTATTCGAGCCGCCGTGCAAGATACGTTCGGGCACATCTTTCTTGACCCGCTACAACTTATTCTTCCGAGGCTAAAGCTGCCATCGCGGATCGCAACTTCGCGAGCCAATGCGTTGCACAAGCTCGGCCGTATCGACGATGCTGCGCTTGCCGCTATGCGCCTGGAGTCGCAGGAAGCCCTGAAAGTATTCGATAAACTCGGAGATATTGAGGACTTCGAGACTGTCGCTGCCCACGCAACAGATGCGGTGCGATCCGCAGAGGCGCTTGCCGCCGCAGAAGGGCTGGCGCTGTCTCCTTGGGAGAAGCTGATAGTAAATCTCGGTGGCGGCATTCCGTTAACGGCACAAGCTGCAGCGATCTATGGCAAGGCATTCAAGGACGTGAAGCCAATCGCCAGACTGCTGCCGTGGAACCTGTTCCGCATTACACCGCACAGCCGCGCAGTACAAGTTATTGGCGACCTGACACTTAATATTCAAGACATGATCCGCAAATCCTCAAGTATTGACGAGATCGTGGGTACTATCAATAGAGCCACGCAGGGAGCGTCGGCGTTCGAATTGAATAACCTGACCCTTTCGGGGCGGGCAAGCTTGACGTACTTGAAGGGAGCGAACCTCGGGGTTGGTGCTTTGGCAGAGGCCACGGCACGTCACTCAGACGATGCGGCTATGTTGGCTCGTGTTTCAAATTTGACAGGGATTGGACTCGACGATCTTGTTGGGCGACTGGCCGAAGGCGGAGGCGCAGACATCTTTGCGTCTATCCAGGATTTGTCGAAGATGCCACCCGAGGGTATGCTGGTTGCCGACCTTGAGCGCTTGCGAGACGGACTTCAGTTCGGAAATATCACAGAAGAAGGTTTGAACACGCTCGGTAGCATCTTCTCAAAGGGAGACGCGGCATACAGTGTCAACTCATTCAAGGCGGAACTGCTACAGCGAGTTATCGAGCATGGGGCGAAGACAGCAATCGGCGCGTTCGGACTTGAGTCGGTCGGTTTCTTTGCTAAAGCGGCAGACGAACTCAAGGCGCTGGAAACGCTTATGTTCTTGCGCTTGAACCCCGGCTACGCTGTGCGCAATCTGTGGAATAACGAGATCACACTACTCGCTCGTGGGCTTGGAACAATGGGCCTACCGGACATCCAGAAGTTTTGGGCGGATTCTGTCGGCGTTCTACCTCCTCGCCTATGGAGCGGTATGGGTCCCGCCGAACTCAGTGCGGACGTTGCTAAGTCGAAGATCGGCAAAGCGTATCAGGATGCCGTTCAAGCATTCCGTTTTGCAGAGATGGGCGGGCCCGGTGCTATAAAGAAGACAGTCGACCGGATTATGTCAGGTTCTGTTCTGTCTAAGTTTGACATGGGTCAAGCAGCGTCGAAGATAGAGGCATCGGCCTCTGCTCGCGCGATGACTGCTGGATATTTGGACCACATGAAGAATAACTGGTTGGCCGGGAAGGGCTTCCAGACCATTGACACATTCAATCCTGCGCTGCGAGGCATGGTTGGAGATGATGTGGCAAATGCCCTTGAGGGGGCGATCGCTAGTGCGTGGTCACCAGAAGAGGTTATGCGGACGCTTACGTCTGGCAACTTGAATGCCAATCTTGGATCAGTGATTGGCGACGCCGCAGAGAAACTGGGCGTTGACGCAGACCGACTGCGAGACTCGCTACCTCGTGACTGGTTGATGGCGCTTGAGAAGCCCATGGTGGATGCAATTCACTCAGGCGATGCTACTGAAATTAGGCGGGTATTCACGGAGCTAGAGGCAACAATCACTGCCCACATGGACGAGCAGTCAGTCCTCTTGCGAGAGACACTGTTCTGGCAAGAGATCAACGCCCCTGATGGAGCCGGCGCTGCCACTCGCGTTCTTGGCGAGGTTATGGCCGACGAGATGGGTATGTATTCCGGGCACCTGCGCAACGTGCAGGATCAGATTCCTGCTATTCGCGCTATCGAGGATGGAGCGGAACGAGCGCGCGCATTGAAGCGATGGAAGCAGCGCAACAAGGCATCATTCTCTCGCTCTCGGTCAGTGCAGCAAGGCCAGATTGACGGCATGCTGGACCAGCTGCGCCGAAACAATGTGCCGGTGAGCGAAGACTTGTCACGCGCATTCCAGAGACGAGCGTCTAACTTTGAGGATTATTACACAGACGACGCGAAGCGCCTTGATTTGTTCTTTGAGCGCAAGTTTGACAACGACGAGGCGAAGGCCGCAGAGTGGGCGCGCATTTCAGACGTGAGACGCGTGGAGTACCAGAAACTAACTGCAGCCGAAGTGAAGGAGTGGACTCGGATTGACGGCGAGGTCGCCCGATTGATTGACGGCGATCACGAGCGCGCTTTGTACACGGTCGCTCGTCAGGAAATCCGTGAACTTCGACAGTCACAAATGATTGACACCGGCGAAGATATGTACCGCGCCAACGGCCTACGAGTTGAGGACGGCGAGAAAGCCGCGTTCCTTGATGGACCGGCCCTGCAAAGACGTATCCGCAACCAGCAAGTCGTTGCCGATGCGGAACAGTGGTACCAGAAGCTGATGCGTGGCGATCCAGAGGCACAAGCACGCTTCGAGCTACGCCTGCCAGAGGACGCACGGGCACCGCTGCCAGAAGTGGCGGACGCGCGTGCATCTGTGACGGACGCCGTTGAGAACATCGACGATGTCCCTCCTGCGTTCCTGGGAGATGAAGTTGACGAAGCGGCTGCTCTTGGAGAGTCCCTTGCTGAGGGTGCCGGAGATATTACTGGCGGCATTCAACCTCCTGCGCAGGGAGGTATCAAACCAGAGAGGTACACCGCAGAAGAGCTGGCGTCGTTCCAGGTTGACGACCTACCTCCTTATGCAGCGGAAGCAATCAAGGCGAGAGCGCAGGACTTGCTCAATGATGTAAATGCCGGGCCAGGGCGAAGATTCCACGACCCGATCACCGGAGAGGTATCTGGACAAGGACCGGGCCGCGCTGGACACTGGTATCTAACAGAGGGTTATTCGAGCAACAAGACAGGAACACAGGATGCCCTAGCGCGAATCATCGCAGGAACAGAGAAGAAGGTCGATCCAATCGCAGATCGCCTGAAGCTACTTATTACTGACACTTATGGCCGACGAAATCTTGGCGTCGATGAACTTGGTCGCCCACTGATGCCGCCTAATAGAGTTCCTGATGAGCCACGCATGCTCGACTTGCTTGGCAGATCAGAGGATCAGATAGAGGCTGCGCTGGAGCGATGGTTCCAGGAGGACACCCAGTTCTGGCCGGACGGTATGCACGAGTACGTCTATGGTCCGGACGTGGTTGATCCGTTCCCATCACAACAGGTATGGCCTGCAGGGACTAGCCGCGCCGGTAGCGCCGCCAGTGCGGAGCCACGCGCGTTCTACGACGCCAACAGCATCCGTCCACCTACGGACAGGCGCGCACAGGGCATGAACGAGCTGTATCTGGATCAGGGCGCTGGCATCTTCTCCGAACTAGAAAATAGCGCAATCAAGATGGCTAACGAGAAGCGCGTCAACTTGACCGATTTGGAGATTCCAGACCAGGCGCAGCAACAACTGATGGAGTACCTGAACCACGCAAGCGACTCTCTTGGAAAAGAGCGCCAAGTTGGTATGCAAGTGGCCGAGTTCCGTCGAGACGCTGCGCTGCTGAATTACAGCAGACGAACACGATTCGACACTATGGCCGGGGCGATCTTCCCGTACCAGTTCTGGGCTACGCACAGCGTTTATAACTGGGTGCTACACAGCATCGAGCGTCCGTTTGCTCTGACAACGTACTTGCGAATCAAGAAGATGTTCGAGCAGACAAGGGCGCGCCCAGGCTGGCCCAACAGAATGACCGGCTATGGCGAAACGCCGCTACAGGGTGTTGTTGGCAAGCTCCCATTTTGGGAGGACTGGATGGGTCCGCTGTACGCTAATCCGCTAAGAATTGGGTTGCCACTCGACGAGTTCTTCGAGCCGCTTGAGGCCGCACGGACAGACAAGGAACAGGCGAACGCCCGAACATTGCGCATGCTAGAAAACATGCGTGACGAGGGCGAGATCACAGAAGCTGCCTTCAACAGTGCCGTGCAAACGCAAAGTGGCCCGGACTGGCAGAAGGCATTCAAGAATGTGTCACAAGACAAAGACGGTGTTCTTGACTACATGCAGATGATGTTCTCGCCTCACCTACCGATTACATGGGCGATGCAGGCGCTGGCCGGCGAACAGGTACAGCCCGGCCCGTTGCTGCCCGCTACACGAACGATCAAGGGACTGTCCGCCCTGTTCGGCATCGACACTTTCGTCGGTTTACCAGGCGGAGGTTTCAACATCGAAGCAACTATGCGCCGCTTCATGGGGCTTCCCGAGTTCGATCAGTGGGACGACTATCGCGTGGATCGCATGCTGTCGAACATGGCGGCAGAGGGAACGATCACTGCGGACGAGGCCATGCGTGCTATGGTGGACAGACAGGGTGATACGTTTGACGAGGCGACGAGGCGTGCCGGGAAAGAGTACGGCGTTCGTGCGTTTGGCTCGATCATGGGTATCCCGCTGGCTATCTACCCGCCCGGAGAGGAACGGGCGCGACAGCTACAGGACGAGTTCGGACAAGCAGCCGAGGCGCACCGCGGCGGCGACGACATGGCATTCCAGGACTACTTCGACGAGCACCCGGAAAGTCGAGCTCGATTGGCACTGTACGATAGCCCTGGTGATCGCCTGCAGAAATTCATGGTTGACCAGGTTTACAGCCGGTACTACGATCTGCCGAAGCTGCACCAGCAGCAGGTACGAGACGCACTGGGGGACCAGTTCGTGAACCTGATGCTGAACCGGGACACGAGAAACTCAGATAACGTGAGCCCTGAAGTCTTGGGCATGTGGCTAAACCAGATGGGCGGCGACGTTCCGGGTATTCTTACCGTGCCCGATGACGCCAAAATCCCGTTCGTAAATAGCCAAACAGCCTATCAAGTTCAAGTGTTCTACGACGCGAAGGACCAGCTATTCCCTGACGATCTGTACGATCTGCAGAAGGAATACTACCAGATGGATGAAGGCAAGGCGCGAAGAGACTTCAAGAAGGCTCACCCAGAACTGGTTGAATACTGGTCATGGCGAGAGAGCTTCTTGTACAGAAACCCAAACATCGCTCCGTACATCGAGGAAGATCCTACGCGACTACCGAAGTACGAGTCCGATGCTGCGCTGAGAGAAGTACAGGAGCAGCAGCCGAACTTCACGTGGGGTGAGTGGCAAGTAACAATGGGGATCCCTGCGTCGGCACTGGTAATTGACTCGGTGCGGGGACAGGACGTTCCGCCGATTCTGATGCGCCGGCTGGACACAGTCGGAGAGCAGATGGGGCTGACCGGGCAACAAGTTCTGGAGCTGGCACAGCAGTCGTTGCGGCAGCTGGCAGAGCAGTAAATCGTCATATGGTACAATGATTGCATCAAATAGATGAAAGGAGCACAAACAAGGATGACGGACCCAATTCAGGAAGGCGCAGGTGGCAAAGGGGAGCCTGGGGATGCCAACCCCAACGCTTCACAGCAACCATCTGGTCAGCTACTTTCAGGACTGACCCCCGAAGCCGTTGTAGAACTTGCGAAAGCGTTGCAACCCCACATGCAGGAAACTGCTGTGAAGGCAGCCCAAAGCGTGAAGGACCGGAGAATCAGCGGTCTGGAAGAGCTAAAGGTGCTGACGCCTCTTGTTGAGCAACTTCAGAAAGCAACCGAAGCAGCCGGTGGAGACATGAACGCAGGTCTTCGTTCGATGCAGATGGAGGCTCTACTGAACGATCAACTCGCACCTGAATCGCCTGGCAGCGGTGCAGGAACGACGCAAGCAACCGAAGCCGGTACCGGAAACGAGTACCGTACGGCAATTACAGCGCAAATCCTTACTGATTACGGCGTGGCGTTCGATGACCCCGAGTACTTGGAACTTGTTTCCCAGTACAGGGAGAAGCTCAACAACGAAGAGTGGAAGGAAGTTGCGGAGCGGTTCGGAAAGCGGCGCAAGAAGCAAGCAAGCAACAATAGTCCTAGCGGGCTACAGAACGAGATGGGACAGAACAACGTGCATCCCGACGATGTAGCGACCGCTAAAGCTGAGATGCTTGACGCGCGCGGACAGGGATCTGCCAAGGGTCGAGAAATTCGTGAGAAGTGGGCAAAGAAAGGAGTTCACCTCGTCGAAGTCGATTTCCTTGAAGACACCATGGGCGCTCGGTAGGCACCCCTTCAGGAGATAGTAAGAAATGGCATTCGCTGGACAACTTCACTCGTACGAAGCAACCGTTCCGCACAAGAGAACGGTTACAGACCGGATTATCCTTGCCGATCCGATGTCGATTGCGGGTCTTAACTCGCTCGGTCTTCGAAACGAGAGCAAGTTCGCATTTGCGAACACCCCCGGCAAGAACTATGAGTGGCTGCAGGACACATTCGTGTCACGATCCGACACTGTTGGTGACGACGCCGATGTGACTGACGACACCACAGTCGCAACATTCACCGTGACAACTGGCGCTAAGTTCCAGGTCGGCGACGTGATCCAGATTCTGCTTGAGTATATGTGGGTTTCTGCGATTTCAACCAACGACATCACCGTGACTCGTGGATTCGGCGGAACGCAGGCGACATTTGCCTCTGACGCTACAATCTACATCCGAACAAACGCTCGACTGGAAGGCGCTGACGCGGGCGACAGCCCGATGACAGAGGCAACATCTGTGATCAATTACTCACAGATTTTCCAGAAGACGATCGAGATTTCTCGAACAAACGCCCTGCTGAAGCAGTACGGGATCGACAACGTCGTGAACCGTGAGATCGACAAGGCGATGGACGAGAAGATGATGCAACTGAACCTGGCCCTTTACCACGGCCAGAAGAAGGTTGGATCAGCGACTGCTCCGCGGTCGTTCGGTGGTCTGGGAGCGCTTATCACTACCAATGTGGACGCTCGGTCTTCAGCCGTGCTGACGCAGAAGGATGTTGAAGACGGTCTGCAGGACGCCTTTGACGCCGGTGGTGCACCGAATCTGTTGCTTGTCAACTCGTGGGGCAAGCGAAAGATTGCCGACTTCTACCAGGGCTACGTTCGAACTGAGCGATCAGAGCGACTGGGCGGTATCGAGATCGACACAATCACAATGCCTCTTGGATTGACGGTTGACGTTGTTCTTGACCGGCACTGCCCTGCAGCGAACCTGTACATGCTGGACACCCGATACGCTGGGTTCATCACTCTTGAGGACTTCTTCTACGAGAATCTCGGCAAGGTTGGCGACACTGCGGACGGTGGTTACGGTCAGGTTGTTGGTGAGTACGGCTTCGTAGCAGCTTACGAAAACGCTCACGCCATCATCTCTGGCTTCAGCACCACAGCGTAAGGAGGATCAAATGGGTACATCTCTTGGTTGGTTCCCCATTGTGAACCCTGATCCAGTTCTGGCACAGCCGGCACTGGCTCCCGAAGTCGCTCCTGGCCTCTACTGGGGACAGGGGACACCGGACGGCGATGCTAGCCCGTTTCTTTCCGCTCAGAAGGGGACTATCTATGCGCAGGTCAATGCGACTGACGACACTCCCCACATCTGGCAGAAGGTTGACGAGGCAGGTGCAGACACCGACTGGGTAGCAATGGTGGTTGGTGTCTTCGACGAGACAAATGACGGTATGACTGCTGATCCACAGACCGACGTGGAAAATGGGTTCCTGACTGTTTTTATCGGGGCCGCAGAGTACCAGATTCCTCTCTACGACGCCTAAGTAGTAACATAGTGAAGCTGGGGCCGGGAAACCGGCCCCTTTTCAGAATGGATACCAATGGCACGGAACAGGCCACGCAAGAGCTACCTGAAACACAAGCCAAAACCGTATCAGGAAGAGCTTGCCAAGCACGTACCCAAGAAACGGCAACTGTTCCGCAAGGTTGGGAACGAGACGACCGAGGTCACGGAAGAAGTTGTAAAGCTCCGCATGTTCGCAATCTCATGGGGCTTTCCGTTCGACGAGATCAGTTACTCGCTCTGGACGATCAACACCCTTCGGCTTGGTATGATGCCGTGGGACGAGGTATCAACCTCAAGATCAACGTATCTGCCAACTGCACGAAACATGATCCACGACAATTTCCTTGAGCACTCAGAGACGCCGTGGCTCGTGATGCTGGACAGCGACGTACTACCGCCACCCGATTTCCTCGACCGGCTGTTGTCACATGACAAACCGTTCGTTGGTGGCTGGTACAGAATGAAAGGCGGGATGGAGTACCCTGTCGTTTACGACGATAATGGGAAAGTTGATCCCGAGAACGGACACCCTCTGTACAACCCTCGCCACGAGGCGGGTACAGGGCTGGAGGCAGTCTCAGCATTGGGCGCAGGATGCCTGATTATGCACCGAGACGTTGCTGAAGCGATCGGACGATCGCCATACAATCTGGAAGGTGGCGGGGAAGACCTGGCACTCTGTCGAGCCATTGATGCTGCAGAGTATGAGGTTCTCGTCGACTGGTCAGTGGCTTGCGCTCACTTGGGCGTCGGCTTTACGTAAAAATAACAGGAGAATACAATGCCAATCCCAACAACGCAGAGATGGAAGGTTTTGCGCGTGGTTACAGCTACGCCAGCACAGGTTCTTGGCGCTCCGGGCCGCATCCGAGCGTGGCAGCTCGTGAATGCCGGGTTCGTGGACAGCACGCTCGTGATCCAGAACGGACTCACGGCAACTGGCGACAACTTGATACAAGACGCAGTTCCCGCTGAAGGACAGGGCGTACTGCAGGACACAGGCCATCTTGGTCCGGTCCAGTTCTCGGTCGGTGCGTTTGCGACCCTGACCGGTGTCGGCGCGGTAGCGTACATCTGGTACGAGTAACATGGGACAGCCCAAGGCCATCACTCAGGCACCGTTCCATGTTGCCGCACAAGCGACTGGAGAGGTTGCAGAAAAAACGGATATTGAAGTTAGGGCGCTATTGACGACCGCGCCAGCCGTAGCTGCCGGAAGTGCTTTCGACGTCGTCTTGGTGGATAACTAAATGGCATACACACTTTTTGAAGCTACCTACAGGATCGCAAAGCGCCTGGGGCAACTGTCCGAGGGCAAGGCGACCGGTGGAACCACAACGACACTGATCGACACTGCGCGCCGCGACGAGATCGACGACGCATGGAACGACGGAACGGTCTGGATCATCCGTGACTCTGCTGGTGCCGGCGCTGCCCCACAGGGCGAGTGGTCCGAGATCACTGACTTTGCGCAGTCCACGAATACAGTGACGCTGCTCGAGACTCTTACCGCGGCGATCGCTGCTGGTGACCGCTATGCTATTGCGAAGAAGAGGTACGACCTGCAGGAACTGATCGAGAAGGCCAACGACACGCTTGGCTCACTGGCTATTCCTTCAACAGACATCACGTCTTTGACGATCTCCTCTTCGACGAGCGAGTACGACATTCCTGCAGCGGCACGGCGGGAACTAAAAGCCGTGTACGTTGCTAATCGGTCCAACGTGAACGATTCTTTGTGGGAGGCTGTGCCGAACTGGAAGCAGACCGGCCCAACAAGATTGTTCGTTCCGAAGGACTATCCTTCTGGGCGGCGCATTCGTCTGGACTACATGGCTCCGCACTCTGCGCTGACAGAGCCCACAGACACGATCGACGAACAGGTTCACATTGACATCGTCGTGTGGGGAGCTGTTGCTGCCGCGCTGTTCGAGAGAGTACAGCGCCGTGGAACACGAGACAAGTCGCTTTTGCCACAGAGTCAGGCGGCGCGCAGTGCATTTGCGAGAGCGAAGGTAGACTTCCCGATCCGCAAGCTCAAGAGACAGCGACACACTATGGGGCTAACAAAGTCACGAACAAGCGACTTTGGGCGACGTCCGGCTACGACGCTAATTGGATAAATAATGGCACCCAGTATTCTGACTACTCAAGACGAACCGCAGTGGCACTTCAAGCTCACTGACGCAGACAGCAACACGCTTGGCTTCATCCTTTGTGACGGAGACGGCACCGAGGACGAGACTGCTGTTACCAAAGCTCCGGCGCAGCGCACGATCCTGGCAACAGGTGGCGGTGGCCGGTACGACGACTTTGATTACCCATGGCGACCGATCCCGCAGGACGATTGGAGCGGGGGCCGTGCGCAGGAGGAGTTCGAGCGGGACCGGAGCCGGTTCTTTGACAGCTACCGGGCTCTAACGTCGCGCCAGGGCGGGATCTTGTCCGGACCACAAGAGACGTACACGTCCGGCCACCGAGACATGGATCAGTCCATGCCCGGGTCAACGACGTTCGCCACCGTAACGGATACAGTAAACTCGAAGTCGTTTGTCGCTAGTTCATCTTATAGCGCAGCGAAGATTATGCTCTGGGTCCGGAAGGTCGGTACCCCGAACGCAGCGCTGACTGTGACACTGCACGCTGACAGCGGCGGTTCACCTGGGTCCGTGTTGAAGACAGTTACACTGGCCGTGGCGGATCAAGAGCCGTTCCAGTCCGAGCTCGTTGTGCTTACGTGGCCTTCGGTCCAGGCGCTGTCAGCGACAACAACATATCACATTGGCGTAGCCGGCTCTGCTGCTGACGATGCCACAGATCACTGGGAAGTAGGCACAGATGGATCGGACCCGTACTTCCGCATGGTCGCCGCTGACGTTGCACAGACGGGGCACCTGTTCCGCTACAAAGGCGCCCAGTATTTCGTTACCCGACCGGACAGTGACGGCGCAGCGACGCTGGAAATGAACGGCGACCGAGGCGTGGCGACTGGGGCACAGACGTCCACAACTCTGAAAGATTCAACAAAATCATGGACAGTGAACCAGTGGGCCGGAGCGGTTGTAAAGATCGTAGACGGAACGGGCAAGGGCTTCTGGCGAGCTATTGCTTCCAACACGTCGGATACCCTGACAGTGGCTGCATGGGGCGTAACGCCAACTGCAGGTGCATCCGGTTCTGCCTACGTTATCCTTGGCTCAGACGTGTGGAGCAGTGTAACATCCGGCCTTACAGCCGGTGTGACGGATGTACTTGTAGTGAAGGACATGGTGTTGTTCGCCCAAGGATCGACGATCGCTCACAGGTACAACGAGTTCAACAGCTCGGGGACATGGACGCGACAGAACGATGCTGACGGATCGAATACGGCAGACTTCTTCGAGAAGGTACGGCACTACATTGACGGTCTGCAAGTTTGGAGAGCGCAGAATAGCGACACCAACGGCGACGTGAGTGTGTCACGAGCCACGGCGGTAAACTTCTCTAACGGAGGTGATCTTGCGTTCGGCACAGAGGTTCCGGTCGGAGATCAAGATGCCCTGATTACTGGGTTGACAGCTTTCGGATCTCCGAAAGAGCTTACTGTGATGAAAGAGGACAGCGCCTGGTTTATGACATCCAGCGATGTTCCGGAACAAATGGATGTTGACGAAATGAGCAGCGTGGCGTCTGAGAACAACGGCGTCAACCCGCTCGTGCACAACGTGTACCTGTACTTCCCGCTCCTACACAGCGTTGAGCGGTTCTACAGAAACAACCTTGATGACGTTGGGCCATCCCGTGATGCCGGGCTTCCGTCCGGGCGCCAGGGGCCGGTCGTTTCTATGGTCGGGTACGCTGGAAAGTTCTGGGCAGCAGTGGATGCCGGTTCATCCGGGTATTCAAGTATTCTGGAGAATGCCGGCAGAGACTGGCACGAGGTCTACCGCGCGCCGAAGGGTGAGCGCATTCGAGCGATGAGCTTTGAGGTTATCCCCGGCCCGACACAGGACCGGCTATGGTTCATGCAGGGGAATGATCTTGTGTGGCTTGGGCATGCTGCCGAGACGCGCGACCCGTTCTATGACACGAACGCCCGCTTCACGCACGAGTCGACCGTGACAAGTTCGTGGATCTACGCCAACCTGCAGGACGTGCCGAAGTTCTTCAACAGCCTGAAGCTCTTCACAGAAGGGCTTGTGGAGGACGCTCAGTACGTCGAGGCCGAGTGGCAGACGGACGACGACACCGCATGGACTGCCATCACAGGCACGTTCTTCACTGTGCCGACACAAGAGATCAGCCTGTCCGCGGCAAACGCTGCAGTCGGGCGCCGGCTACGCTTCCGAGTGCGCCTGATTACGACGGACAACACGAAGTCTCCGCGGGTCAAGGCAACTGTCCTTGAGTCGCTGACCCGTATCGACCCGAAGTACCGGTACAACGTGCAGTGCCGGATCGAAGACCTTGCAACGACACTGGAAGGCGACGACGACCCGAACTACACGTCAGTGCAACAGGCAGAGCTTTTGTTGCTGGCCTGGGGCAGCTCAACGGTTGTTCCGTTGTCGATGATTGCTGTATTTGATCCGATGGACACAAAGACTGTTCTGCTTGACCTTGGGGCTATGCGTCCGATCTTCTTCTACCCCGGAGAAGAGGAGTCTCACGTTCTGCAGTTCAACCTCATTGAGGTCTAATGCCCGAGTCAACAGAGAAGATTCAGGGCAAGCCTGTAGGATCTAAAGAGGAGCTGTGGCTGTCGAAGGCGCTCTATAAACTTCGGCACAGCTTTGAGTACCAGGCCGAGTTCCACAATGGACGCCGGGTGCGTGGCGGACAGGTGATTGACTGGATGGTCAACTCTACTGTGCCACTGCCTACGCCGGTGTTCTTTCACGGAGACTACTGGCACGAAGGTGACATGGGACAGGAAGACAGGTTCAAGTTCATTCAGGTGGAGCAGGACTTGAAGGGGTCTACAAATCCACTGGTTATTTTTTGGCAGAAAGACGTGAGTTCTCAGGAAGACGCCGACCGAGTTATTCTTCAAAGGCTAGGGACTGGATGAAGCAGTTTGCAGAACTTCTAATTAAGGGAGTTGGTGACAATCTCGATGCGAACGAGCGGGCTTCGCTTCTGTTGTCAGCGAACGTCATTGAGGGTGCTGTGCAAGACTTTGGCGGAGCAGCTCCTCTGCGCAAGTTGTCACAGATCACGGACGACGTTGGTGACATCAACAAAGCTAACATTATGGTCGGCAACGGCAAGCAGCGCGGCGATGGATGGAATGGCGTAGGGATCTTCTACCCGCCAGTGGCCTATGGGTCTGATACGTGGAACCTGGTAGGCGTGAATAACGACGTCCTGCAGGTCGGTATCAGCGCAACGACTGGCAAGCTCTTGGCCGGGGCTGGGTCTGTAGTTATTGGAGCTAGCGGCATCACGATCACCGTGCCACAGGGCGAAGAGAACGTTGGCGCTGCTCAGACTATCACATTCGACGACGCAACCGATAATATGCACACGGAGATCTACTCTTTCAAGTCGGCAGACGGACTTGAGGTAGACAGTGTACTCAAGACCACGCATGACTCGGTTAGCACGATCGCTCGCGCGAAGCTCATCGCTGTCTCTGACGGAGACGGTGGGAGCCAGCAGGAAGCATTCATTCAGGTTGTCTCTGACGACAATCTTGGTACTTCATACGTAACGACAAAGGCAAATTACTTCGGCATCTCACCAGAGGGTGCCGTTCCCCAGTACGGACTTGACCTATACGAGGGCATTGTTCCGGCCATGGTTATTGGGGCAGACAGCGCGAGCAACACTCGAACTAACTCACAGAACAAGGTCGGGGGGTGGGGAATCCCGCACTATACAAACGCCGAAGAGCCAATGGCCGTCATGTGGAATTACACCACAACCGACACCAATTCCCTGAATATCGGGGGCGGCTCCAGCGACATGAACAACGCAACTGAGATTGTCTTCCACACGTCTGCGGACAATGTGACTACAGGCGCAAGTGAAGCGGGTCGGTTTACAGAAGCCGGGAACTTGACCATTCAGTGGCCGCTGATTATCGGAGAACGCGCTGCGCCCGATACTCCAGAATCGAACTATGGTGCGCTCTACATTAAGTCGTCGGACAGTCTACTGTACTTCAAGAACGATGCCGGCACAGAGTTTTCGCTGACCACTAGTCCAGCGCACACGATCGCTTCGCACAGTGACACGACTGCTACTGGCGCGGAGTTGGAGACGCTTACGGACGGCAGTGACGCCGATGCTCTTCATATCCACCCGGACCTTGTAGAGATCGACGGCACAGGAACGATGACCGGAGCCCTGGATATTTCGAAGGGCGGTCAGGTATTGAAGCTCGGAGCCGATGGGTCCGATGCTACAACACGAACAAACAATACAAACAAGACACAGCGTATGGGACAGGTCCACTATGCGAATGCAGAAGAGGACATGGCTCTGCTTTACTCGTACTCGACTGCCACAGAGAACGCACTGAACATCGGTGGTGGATCGAGCGACCTAAACGCGTCCACGGCCATCGTTTTCTGGACGGCTGCGAACCAGACAACCCCGACCGGAACAGAAGCGGGTCGGTTCGACGAAGCACAGACCCTTACACTGCAGAAGGGGTTCTTTGTTGGGGAGAGCGCCGCTGCAGTTGCTGACGTCGCGAATTACGGCCAGTTCTGGGTCAAGAGCGACACGCCGAACGTACCGATGTTCACAGACGATGCAGGGACGGACGTGCAACTTGGTGCGGCCGGGGGCGGCGGCGCGATGGGCGCGCATCTAGTTACAATCACGCCAAGCGGGGTTGCGAGCGTAACGATCAGTTCTATTTCTCAAGACTACGAGCATTTGCTATTGATCGGAGGCGGGGTTTCGAGCGGGGCCGCAATATATATGCAATGCCGAATGAATGGACGTAGTGGGGCTAGTGATTATATCTGGGCCAGAGACCATAGTGACGCCAACACCCCCGCCAGTTCTCACGACGACAGTGACTCAGAGATGATCGTGGGTGGAGTGGCGCACAGCACTCATCCTTTCGGATCGGATTATTACGAGCCATTGACGATTTATTTTCCTAACTATGCCGAGACAGGCATCTCGCACAGCGCCCTTGGTTCGGGATCGTGGCTATACCGTGCTAGTGTCCCAAAGGCAATTACCGCGGCCGGGGCTACGAACTTTGCTGAAGCTATCACATCAATTACATTGTTTGCAGATGTCGGAAACTTGACTGGTAGATTTAGTCTATATGGACTAGGAGGGTAACTATGGCCGACAAACACGGTCTGAGTATGGATGTCAATCAACAAACAAAGGAGGTGGTCGAGTTGCCTTTGACTACCAACGAGATAGAGGATAGAGAGACATTGAAGATTAAGTCTATCGCTAGGCGACGAGATGCTAAAGACTCCGTAAAATTACGCAATCAAGGACGAGCGCGGTTGCGCAAGGGAGAAGCCCTGAGTCAAAAAGAGATCGACTCCCTATTCGGCTCGCACGAGGCTGTGTTAGAATAGTTCAATGGCCCTTTAAGGCAGAAAGGTAGACAATGACGAAGAAACCAGAGGCGGCAAAGAAGCCGACCAAGAAGCAACTGGCTGCGCAACTAAAAGCGATGGACGTAGTTGCTGTAAAGAAGTGCGCCGAAGCAGTGAACGAGGTACTGGAGCATCATGGTTGCGTCCTTGTGCCGGAACCAGCGTTCCGCACGGACGGTACGATCGGTGCGACAGTGGGTATCCGGAAGAAGCCGGAAGACGAATGAAGGTTCTAAAGATCCCGTACAGATCCCAAAAGGGACCCGGCGCCGATGAGTTTCGAAACGATTGTGGTCCGGCGTGCTGCGCAATGGTTTTGGACGGCATCGGAATCCACGGAACAGTTGATGTCCTGTACACCAAAAGCAGGATCTTCGCTGACCGCCCGCTCGGGACTTGGTACCTGCTGAGAATTTTGAGCAAGTATGGTGTTACAAGTACAGTAACGGCTATGCAAGAAGCCTCAATCATCGCAGAGATTGATGCGGGTAGGCCAGTCATCGCCCTGGTCCACTACGGAACATACTCAACCCGCGGATTGACCGAAAGTAGCTATACAAAGGGGCACTGGTTCCTTGTTGTGGGGTATGGCGTCGCGGGCTTTATTGTCCATGATCCTCTGTGGATGCCAGGAAACACGGGCGGTGAATTTATGCGCGTCCCGTTCGACTTGTTCCAGCAATCTCGGATCGAGAACAAACTTGACAACAACTCGACATACCGCGTCCTGAAGGTCAATCAAAAGTTCGAATACGGAGACTTGCCTGGTGGTGGTTCGATCGTAGTGCCGCCCGACGCAGTGGACCGGCTATGGCGACATCACGTTGAACAGGGTGACGATTTGTAACAGTCCGACAGGACAGAAAGGCACAGGTGCGCTTGAACAAATCAGGCGAGGTACACAATCCGACGTAACGAGGGCAACATGACAGTCAATCCGACCAGCATCACACCAGAAACACACTACAAAGCAGTGCTTGACCTCCAGCAACAAGGACAGGAGCGGGAGCGGAGACAGGACGACAAGCGGACTGCGTCGGAATTGCGCATTATGAAACACATCGACGTCTACTCGGATAAAGTAGAGGATAGACTCGACGATCAACAGAGACAAATCGACAGGCTCGGCAACTGGTCCAAAGCCATTGGCGCAGCCGTGACAGCAACACTTACGTGGCTCGGTTTTCGGGCCGCTGGAGGGTAAGATGGAATTTGAACAGGCATTGAGTTATCTGGCGGGCGCTGGTGCGTTCGTGGTCACAAGCTACGTGGCGAGTTGGGGGCTTGAGGAGTTCGGCTTCTGGCACGCACTGCACACTAAGGTGCGGTCACTGATCGTACTGGCGCTGTCCATTGGCCTCGGGCTCGGAGCAACGGCGCTGCTGCGCGACCCCGATCTAGTTGCGGCTATTTCGCCGTGGGCGGTACCCGTTCTTCTGATCGGTGGAGCGTGGATTGTTACGCAGAAAGCGCACCAGAGTAGTCCAACACGACGCTAATATCGTACTCGTACCAACCGAACATTAGAGACTGTAGCTTACCGTAGTGGTGGGCTACTTTCTCGTTTCCATACTTCTTCACTCTCTTGTAGACAAGGAGCTGCCGTGCCGGGGAGTGGTCTGCCTCTTTCGTCCCGGCATTATGGTGTCCGCAGACGTTGGCGATGAACATATCGTCGTGGCTCTCTGCGTACTTCTTTGCCTTGGGATACTTTGACATCAGGTGTCGGCTGATGATGTGATGCAGGTGCCGGGAGCGGTCGCAGGGGGCACCGCCATACCCCCGCAACTCGCACTGACCCATGGGCCAGATTTCGTCCCGGCGCAGAGCGATGGACTGCATCGGCGTCAGGCGGACACGAGTCACTCTACTCATGCAAGCCTAGCATCTCAAGAATTCTGCTCCGGGGGAGTAGGTCACCAGCGCGCGTGGCTGCCTCGATGTTTACAGCGCTACCCATCCTACATCCTCTCTGATCTGGTCAGTAAGATCATCGCCGGCGAACTGGTTGCCGCTCCAGAACAACTTGCCGTCATTGATGGCGGCGATGGACGGATGAGCATAGTCGTCGTCGAAGTGCACAACGCCCACGCCCTGTTGCCAGTCCTGCTCCAGCGTCGACCCGGGAACCGTGCCGTCTGTCCGGCACAAGCAACCCCATGACCAGGCGCATACGTTCTTGAACTGATTGTACTTCGACCGGACCTTGCGCCACACGATCTCCCGTTTGTGGATGTGTCCGTATCCCCGGCTCTGCATGATGCCCTTATTCAGCATGGCAGTTGCTGTCTTCCCAGCACCGGATTTCGCCACGTTTCCATGAGAGATTCCCATGTGTTCATTGATCCAGACTTCTGCTTCTGGATAGCCGTCGCGGTAGTCAATGCCCAGGCTTTTGAAGCCAAGCAGGTTCTCGACGCTAAGAACCGGAGCCATCTCGATGCCGTCCACAGAACGCAGGCCGTACGCCTCCTTCAGGTGATTGGTAATCGACAGCCCCATGCGGTTATCGTGATTACCGGGCATGGCGACCATCTCGCCATCTTCGTTCAGTGTCGCCTTGAACTGCGCCAGCCACCAGGCCGCTTCAAGAGCGGACGGTTGCGTGGTCCAGTACATCTGTGGCGACCGGGCGAACTTGTCGGACCAGTCTGCAAGGTCGAGGATGTCGCCGGCCACGATGATGATGTCCGGGCGCAGGTAGTGAGCGAGTTTCAGCGCGGCACTCAGCGCCAGGCGGTCATGGAACGGCGTCAGCTTTCCGGTACGGAGACTGCGCAGGGACCCGAAGTGCGTGTCGGACAAGATGAGCGCCACCCTGTAGTCGCGGTGCGGTACTTTGTGCTCTGGCAGGAAACCAAGCTCAACATTGACCGGCTGGATGACTGGCTCGATAGCGATAGGCTCTTTGTCGACAGCCCACGCCTTGACCTGATGTTGTCCTCCCCAGTAATTGAACACAACCTTGGGCAGCGCAAAGCGATCGGTGTCGATGTCCATGTACTCGATCAGATCTTCGAGTGATTTGATCTGACGCTCCGGGGATGCAGTGTAAACCGTCTGCGCTCCGCTCTTCTCGATCTTGACCTCATCGAGCCCATCGTCCGGCTCCTGGCCGTTGCCCTCCTCTGACTTGAGCAGCAACAGCTTCAGCCGGCGCTGATACGTTGCCGATGTCGTTCTTCCGATAACATCGGACCCCGCGAGGGCGAGTGTGTCTTCATCTTGTGTCCAACCGCGATTGCCTGCCATAGCTACTCCTTGGGGAGAAGGGGCTCAGTCACCACCAGTAGCGCACGGATACCGGCCTTGATTGTATCAGGAACTTCCTCTGTTTCTACCAGCTCTTTACCGATCTCAACCAGCTTCTTGACCCTGCGCCAGAAACTCGGCACCGGGCTGTCCTTGTCTAGCCATACCCTCAAAGCGTCGACTGACCCGATTGTGCCTCCGAACTCGTCTGCTGTTGCCGCGAAGTCTTCGGCAAGACGCACATGGGCATCGTGATTGCCTTTACTCTTCGGTAGCAACGCCTTGTGGTGTCCGAACGTATACGGTTCGGGGCATGCGTCCCTCGTTTCCTTTGGTACGCCGCGGGCCACGCTCTCGTACGTTCTGGCCGTGGCTGCTGACCTACCGATGATTGTTGCGATCGCAGAGTAGTAGTCATCTGTCGGGATGATCCACTCGCGACGTCCGTCTACCAGCGTGGTCCACTCATCTGCAAGCTCTGCAGTAAGGTCGCCGATCTCGAAGCATCCGTCACTGATCTTTAGTGCGGACGCTCCGAGCCGGTGCTGGACTTCGACCGGGATGATCTTGTCCAGTGTTAGTTTCTCCACTACGCGCCACTGCTCATGGGGGCCAGCACTGCCTTCATAGCGGACAGCAGATCCTCTTGGTACTGGCGCTCGATACGAGCTTCGGCGGTGGTGTGCCGCAGCAACTTGACGCCGGACAGTGTCCCTTGGAATCCCGGGTGCGTGGCGAGGAAGATGATGCCGGATTCGGCGCGGTCACTCACGGTCTTGCCGATGATAGTTCCATCCTCGCGTCCGTGGTACAGGGCACTGGCTTCTTCGCGCTTCAGGTCTGCCTCGCCATCGGCCAGTACTCCGATTGCTTCCAGCTCGTTGATGCGGGCGTCCTTCAGATCTGATACAACTTGGATGATGTCCATTATTGGTCCCTTCTTGGTTGGCACAGATAGCCTTTTCTGCGCTTCGGATGGTTGGGGATGAAGTGTCTCGTTACCCCTGCTTTGACCTCTTTACACTTGCTCCGCTTCACGTTGCACTCCCTGCTTGGGAACGGAAGCCAAGATCCCGGCTCAACGTGAACGTCTTGCGGCGTCTCGATGTCCGGGTCATACGGCAACCCGAACTTCGCTCTCGTCTCCCTGTCTCTTGGGATGTGCCCTTTCTTTGCTACCTTGTGAAGCAGGGCGTCGTCCACGTCCAAGATCCTTGCGGCAGCGATCTGTGACCCTGCTTCTGCAATTAGGTTCAACATCCTGTGCTGTAGCTCTGTGAGCCTTTTCTCTGCTGTCATCTATTTGTACCTGTTCTGCCCTCTCTAGTTGGTAGAGGGGCTCCTGTGACCTCACGGGGCTACACAAACCAGTCGAGGAAGTCAGAAAGTGTGATTACTACCTTTGCTTCCGTGTATTGGTCCCCGACTCTGTGAAAGATGGTGAGTGGCACCTTGCCTTCTGGTGCGTGTCTCTTGGCTTGCTCCACTGCGTCGGTGAACCACTTCGGGTAATCCTCGCGGGTCTTGCACTCGATGGAGTAGATGTCATGTGACACGTCCTCTCCGTTCTCTTGCCATGCCCGCTTGCCCCCGAACAACTCAGCTATTCTTCTCTCGAACACCTTCCACCGCTTGTCAGCCATGCTAGTAGTCGCCGTCCCACTTCGTGACTTCCTCGGCTGTACATGACCGCCACTTACCGCAACTGCACATCTCGATCGTGCCTTCGACCTCTGCGTTGATATGCCGATCGAACTGGCACACATGAATCGGTGCTGTCGGGATACCGACGCAATCGACACAGACGCTGCCCTCCATCATCACGTCCGGCACTGCGTTCTGGCAGCGAGTGCACTTAGGCATTAGTGACCCTCATTCTTGGGGGAACCTGGTGCATTGAAGGTTTCTACCGGGGTACGGGCTTCGCCTTCGACCTTGGCGATCACGTCCGCGCTCTTGCAGTGCAAGTACGTCTTGCCCTTGAACGGCATCTGCTTGCCCTTGACTACAAAGTCGGGGACAAGGACAATCTCCCCTGCCTTGTATTTTGCATCTGGTGCTGCCTCGATTACCTCGCAGTAGCCATGGAACCCGCCCCCGGCTGCGATAAGGATTGGGGTTTCTCGGAAGTCCCCTTCAATACCCATGAGGACCAGTGTGTCGTCGTTCGGAATTAGCATCAAATTCTCCTGATTGTTTGGATGCGAAGCTCCGCACCATCTACGATGTACTCGATCTCGTCGCCTGTCCGGGGCCGCAGTATCTGCCACGTAGACCCTTCCGGCCACAAGCCCATTTGCAGGGACATGCCGAAGTCGCTGATTGAGAACATGCTCTGCCGGTATCCGAACACGGGCGAGGACAGGCACGTCGCGTCCGTGCGGCAGATCAGGCACCGGTCCCACATCATGTGTCCGCATGCTCTGCATGCAGCGCGTTCGATCATACCCGCTCCTTATGAGATGTGTTTCCATGTCCGTCCCCAGAAAATAGCATCTATCGCTTGTCTTGAGACACGGAACCTTTTTGCTAAGTCTCTCTTGATACCAAGGTAACTTTTGTTCCTGAGTATTCTCTTGATGATGACTACGTCTTCTGCTGCGAGTTTCCCTTGCCTCGTTCCGCGCCCCGACCTGGGCTTGAGGACTGGCTGGTCGAGCGGCAGCAGTTTGTAGCCATCAACTTTGTACTTGCCGTAGTCTTCGTCAGTGGCTATGGTCCCCGATGGAATGAACCCCATCATAACCGTTGCGGCAAAGCCTGTCAACTCAGCCCCTGCTTTGAAGTCCCCGGTCGGGCAGAAGACAATGGTCATGGTGTCATGTCTCTTGCTCTTTGTGAGCGGGTCCATCACGTTGCCTTTGCCGTATCTGGGACCGTACTGCATCATCGCAGTGCCTGCTGCAGTCTCGGTCGCAGATCCTTGCCCGTTACTTCCTGCCACCCAGTCATTCCGTTGGGCAGGTCGCGTGAGCACCGGGACAGGATGCGCTTCGCTGCTGGTCCCTGTTTCTCCAGTGTCAGTGGGTCAACGTCCGATGCGATCCACGTCGGCAGGTCGTTGGTGTACCGCTCGCCGATGATGTTTGAGAGTTGTTCCCCTGCCCACTCCGTCCACCTGGCTGCGCCCATTTCGTCCAGTGCCAGCACGGGGATCTCGGAATAGTGCTTGATTACTTGGTCGGTTCGAGCGTCGTTGCCGTACGTCGCCTGGATCTTGCCAAGCATGGCCGTGGTCGTAAGGTACTCGACCTTGGTGTGCATCCGTGCGCTGTTCACCATGCCGATGAGAATGTGCGACTTCCCGCTGCCGTTCGCTCCGTACAGGAACAGCCACGAGCGGAGCGGACGTTCTGCGCACGCGGACTTGGCTGCGTCTGTCGCTGTGACTTGTCCGTCGAGCGGAACGCCAAGCTGGATCGTCTCCATTTGCTTGCCGTCCAGAACTTTGCCCCTGATACCGGAGTGCAGTAACAGGAACTCCAGCAACGCTCCGCCGCGGCACACGGGGCACGGGGCTTGCTCGACGCTGCCCTCTATGAGCCTGCCTTCGTCATGTCCTTCAGTATTGGTCCATGGGTGCCACTGCAGCGACTTCTCCCAGTTGCCGGGATCAGCGACGATGGACGAAATGTCGCCGGCTCCGTTGCAGTTGCCACAGGCTTCGCCGTTGATGTTCAGGTAGTCGGACTTCATGCTCGGGAACCGGTCGTTTTTGCGGATCAGGGCCGGGTGCTTCGGCTCCGTGAACGGGAGCCAGGTTTCGGGCCAGATCGTTACGTATCTTGGGTCGGTGCTGGTCATGGGTGTCCTTTCAAAATCCGGAGTAAAGTTACTCAGTGTTGCGTATCTGAACTATTTGGCACCACTAAGAACTTGATGCTTCTGCCGCACCCGCCGCTCTCTTTGTCGCGCCAGATTTCACCTCGCGAGCCCACGCTCATTTTTCCATTGACGTGACACTCGTGCTCGGTGCTGCAGGACGGACACTTGATTGTGAACTTCGTAGTCATCCTGATCTCCTTCGCTCTAGTTCGTCGGCGGCGGACAGTGGTTTGTCATGTGACACAGCTTGCTGGATAAGCTCTTTGATTTGAGCGGGCCTGGGTAGTTGGCCCTGTCTTCCCCAGTGGCACACTGTTTTCCAAAAGCCACCATCGGCGTAGAAGCCGTCGAGAACCTGCTTGGCTGTGTAGCCGGACTTGCGTAGCTCACTGGCGGGCTTGGCAACGCGACCTGCCATCAGTCGCGGGTCGTAGCCACAGGCAGTGCAAATCGCTGTAATCATCTCTTGATGAGTGTCCACATATTGTTCTTTCGGCACATCCGGCTCTGCCGGTGAAGTACTTATGTTCTGTACTGGTTCTGTACTAGGTGCTTGTACTATACTCTTGGGCACATCTTGCACAGACGAATCGGGGGTTGCGCTTTTCTCTGTGTCGTCTGTTCCCAAAGGGGTCTGTGCGTTCGGGACAGGTTTGTACTCGGTGCTCATTTCGGCGGTGATTTTGTGCTTGAATTCAAAGAGGGGCTTGTAGTGGCAGGGCCGGCTGGGGCCTCCCTTGTAAACCTTTTCGATTACACCCTTCTTGCACAGGGCGCCCAGGTGAGTGTTTATGGTTTTCCTGCTCATTCCAGTTTCTTTTGCCATGAGACTCTGTGCTGCCCTGCAAACGCCATCGCTCATTGATGCGTAGTAGTACACAATGGCTGCCACGTGAGCGGGGATCGCTCCGTGTTTCTTTGAGAGATCGAACGGTACTTGGACGAAGTTTTTGACCACGATGGTTGCTGTCATTATTGGCTTTCTCCAGGAATTGAGCAAATCTCTGCGATGTCTTCTGGTGTCAGTGCGAACCACTCACCGTGCGATCTCTTGTTGCTGTATTGCCTTCCGTGCTGTCTCGTGTCGCTCTCCATGATGTCCAATACGGCGTTTATGCCGTATGCTCTCTCTATCTGCGACACATTCTGGTCGTTGGTCATAGAAAAACCCCTCCTGTGGAAGCGAGGGGTATGTGGTATACTCGTGTTGATGGCGAGCTACCCCTCGCTATTCCGGGCGTCCTGTTTCCAGGCAGGGCGTCCTTTATTATTGTACCACGGAGGCTATTCGACCCCGGTAATTTTCGCCGGATTTCCATCGGCCTTCATCTGTGCAAAGACAGTTGAAAATCCTTCTACGGCGTAATCTTTGATGGGCCATGACTCCCATCCTTCGGGCAAGATAGCGTTTGCTACCTCTTTGTAGCAAGGAATTCCGTACTTCACAAACCGGCCCCATTTGAAATTCATCACAGGCTCGCCGCCGGTAGTCCGGGCCGGGGTCATGACCCAGGTTCCGTCCACGTCGAACGCCTGCTTGCCGGACACTGCGCCCTGCGGTGCCTGTGCTGGTGCTCCTGCTGGAGCAGGTGCCCCGACCGGTACCGCAACAGGAGCAGGTTTCGATGCTTCCAGTTCGCGCAGTTCTGCGACGCCACGTTCTAGCGCGATCTTGACGCGAGCCTCTAGCCACGCAAGTTGCAGATCTGCCAGCATGTCCGTATCGGAGTCTTCGACCACAGCAAGCACGCTTCCGGCGTTGATCCCGACGCTCATGAATTTGCCGTCGACCTTCGTGCTCTCTGTTTTGCTAACGTTCAAAGAGATTTCCTTGAACGCCCCTCCGAACCCCGCGATCGATCCTGCAAGATCCTCCGCGGTTGGCTGTTCCGGGGCTGGCGACTTTTTCGGCGCTTCTGTTGGGGCGGGTGTTGGTTCTTTTTCTGCCATGTCTATCTTCTCCATTCGGGGATAGCCTAATTCTACTCGGATAGGTCTGGTTTGTCAACGGTGCCAGCGATCTTGAACCGCAGCGTCCTGTTCGAGCCGATAAAAACCAGTGCCAGGTGCCGACCGTCCAGCGCCTGCATCGCCCAGCACTGGTTCTTCGTGTCCCATGTCACGGCGACGCGCTGGTCGTTCTTGGTCAGAACTACTGAAACAGTCTCTCTTGATCCGAAGCAGGGCTCATCCTGTCCGTACTCTCCGACACGGATGTCTGCGATGAACTTGATGCCCTTGGGTCCGGGCCTAGCCCCGCTCTGAACAGGTCCTTCGCTGCGTGGAACATGTGACATTTTTTGTTGAACTCCATTCTCTCTTCGAAGTAGGCAATCTCTTCTGGCGTTGCCGGTCGCCACTTACCGCTGCCGACGTGGTTGCCGCCGCTCTGCGTGATCCAGTGGTCCCGGTCGTCGCGCGGGTTCTCTTTGCGCTTGACTACCTCGGTCATAATTGTGCCGTTGAACGATTTGCGGTCCACGGCCATGTACTTACTCGCCAAGTCCTCGGTCATAGATGCCTCCCATGCTCCTGTGTCGTTCGATTTTCGTATCGGGGTGTTTTGCCCCAAGTCCTTTTCGTGTCCATACCGAAATTGTCTCGGGGATCCATTCTTTTGCCGTCAACTCATTTAGTTTGTTTCGGGGGTCAATGCTAGATTCAGACCCGATTTTGTTGGACATATTCTTTATGACGGTCCCGATTCTGAGTGGCGTTGTCATTTTTTTGTTCCTTTGATCAGGTGGTCGATCAGGTGCTGCCCGCGCTCGGTGTTCCATTCCCGCATGATGCGGCAGGCTGCGGCCAGTTTCCCTTCGTACCAGTCCTTGCCCAGTATCTCCGGGCCGAACCTGGCGCAGGCTTCGTCGAACCCGATCTCGTTGCTCATGTGGTGGAACAGAGCCCGGACGTCCCGGTCCTCGCGCCATACTCGTTTGATTAGTTCCGATCCTTCACTCATCGCTGGTCCTTTATGCACGTTGGGCACTTGTCTTTTGATTTCCAGTGCGACCATCCGGTAGACTTGAGGTATGCCAAGCGTTCTTCCTTGCTCCCGGCGTAAGACGAAAACGATAGACACCCTGGAGTGTCGCACATGATCGATACTTTTGTCGATCGGCATGGTATTGTTGACGTGTTTTCGGTCACTGTCATCTGTAGTCTCCATTCGCTCTAGTCCTGCACGGGCACAGGATGCCGGGGCAGCTCACTTTCACTGCGTTGGGGCCGAGTGCCCACAGGTACTCTTCGGGGATCAGGCCATGCCCGATCATGTTGTTGGTCACACGGATCTCGGTATCGTTCAGCATCCGGTAGTGCCAGACGTGCCCGCCGAAGCCAAGCCACTGCTTCCTGTCCGTGAAGTTCCAGCCCTTGTCACGGTAGCTGTGCTCCCCGAACCGGACCAGCTCGTCACGTTTTTGGATCAGGTCGGTCCAGAAGCCGTGCTGGGACGTGTCTCGTGACAAGCGGGCGTTACGGGCTGTGCGTTTACTCATGGGTTGCTCTCCCCTTGTATTCAGCCCTGCCGGAGGAAAATAGCTTCCACTTCTCTCCATCGACAATCACCGTCACTGGCGATCCTTTCTCTCGGCAGTATGGCGGGGCGTCGCTAAAGGCGTCGTGCCTGTCTTCGTAATCATCAAATGTGCGTGTCATAATCGCTCCTGAAAAAATTCTACCCTAAAATCGGTGCCGTGAGTAGGTGACGTTCGTCCTTCTCCGTGGTACACTTGTCACATGACAAATCGTGTTGAAACCACCTACAAAGACACTCTCGCTTGGTTCTACCCCAATTCCGGGGTCTATCGGTCGCAGGTTGACGGTAAAATCCTGGGTCGAGACATGCCCGAAGGCGAAGCTCATCGAATGGCAGATCAGTCTAAGGTTGCTCGTGAAGACGTCACTGCGTCTACTCGCCGCCTGCTTGAAGCTCTCACTGGGCAGGACTGGGATGATGCTGACGAGAGCCTGCGTATTCTTGCCAAGGGTGCCGCTCAAGGTAAGACTGCGGATCACCGGCTCTTGCTTCAGACACTGGGCAAACTCAAGGATGCCAGCGGTGCCATTTGGGACGGTGAAGGCATCTGCCCTACCTGCCTTGGTAAGGGCGGTGCCACAGTGGAGCTTGAAACCAGTGCAGCACTCGTCCTTCACGGTCTACTCGGTGGGATCGTCGAAGATGTCTCCGATGAGCCGGTATAAATTCCGGACTGCCAAACGAACAACGAATGACCGGCTTCTTTGCATCTTGCGGGCACATTCATCAATTTCCTGCATTAGCTCTTGGTCCATGTGAAGTGTAGTTCTATCTCGAATGAATGATTTAATCTTCATTTTCGATCCCTTCCGCACCCTCGTGCGATCTGTTCAGCGACCGTCTCAAATGGTCCCCGGTTCGGTCCAATAACGCGCCTGTGTCCGGTAGGTCGGTCGACCTCGTACACCTTATTCAGGAATGTGACTCTGTAGGTATCCTGCCATTTCGGCTTCATCAGTACACCGCCGTTATTCGACAGGCTATGCTGATCCAGAGTATAAGCGCCAGCAACGCCATGGTCAAGGTTACTCGTTTGTCATGGGACATTAGTGGTATGAGCTCCATCGTCTCGGACTTCCGTCCCACGGGTAGCCGTCGTCGTCCACTGTGATGCTGTCGGCAACCTTGTGGCAGTTTCTGCATGTTCCCACGGTCCCTACTAGAGGCAGACCGGCTTTGACTACTTCGTTCTCTCTGCTGTCCGGCTGGTCATAGTGCCATGTTCCGCAGTCCGGGCAGTGGGGCTGTCCCTTCGGCTTGATGTAGCTCTCGTCGCACTCGCAGTCCCAGTATTTTGCGGTGGTGACAATGCTCTTCGCCAGCAGTCGCACTCCGCAGTCTGTGCAGATCGCCGGGTGCGTCGGCAGGGTGCTGTCCGGCTTCGTGTTGGCGTGTTCGCACCCGATGGCGTGGTCAACTTCCTGTGCGTCATTCTCAAGGTGGTGTTGCAGGTAGTCGTCCGGTGTCCAGTCTCCGATGTAGCTCATTCAAATGTCCTTTCTAGCTTCTCAAGTAGCTCATCCAGTTTCTTGCGGTAGATGTCCATGTCTGCGATGATGGCGCTCCGGGTCTGTCCTGCGTCCACTGCCAGCGATGCTTGGTAAAGCTCAACCTGTAGGTCGTAGATCGCTGATGCGATGGGCAGTAGTTTCAGCTTATGCGTCATTGAGAAACTCCTGCCAGATGTACTCGGTGTACGCAGGCGGGATGCTCTGCGTCAGTTCTTTCTTCGTGGTCCAGTCGATCTCCATAGCCGCTTGCCAGTCTTCCAGCTTGAAGCTGTAGCTGTTGCCGCCGTGACCAGCAACGCAGGCGTAGTAGCTGTGCGTGGCGTCAATCATCGGGCGATGTTTGATGTGGGTTGGTTCAGGAATCGTGAAATTGCTCTCGAAGAGACGGTGCCGGAGCACCCGCAGCCCGAACATCTCGCCGCATAACCGAATCGGGTCAATCAGCGGGCTGTTCTGGACGTTCTCGATCACGTAGGGCAGGCCAGTCTCGATCAGCAGTTGGCGGGTCGGCTCCATGAGGTCGGGGTATTCGTTCCCGGCCCACTTCGCACCTTGCAGGTAGGCTTGGCAGGGTGGCGATGCGTGGATCATGTCGAAGGTGGCTTTCACGTAGTCCATGTTCTCGGCCAGCCACACCAGCACATCGGCCTGAATAAACGTGTAGGGGTAGTTCGGTTGCGGGGCGATGTCGATACCGGTGACTGAGACGCTTCCGTCTCGTGCGTATCCAGCGGCGGCTCCACCAGCGCAACAGTACAGGTCCAGTACCCGGAATTGCTTTTTCGGGGTCATTGTTCGTAAACCGTCCATGCTTCTTTGCTGGCTTCCTTGACGGCTTCTTCGGTGCCCCATGTCTGTTTGCAGCCCCGGCAGTGCTTGCCTCTCGTCTCGTTGTGCAGGCAGTGCCCGAATATCTTCGC